ATTAAATGGCTACGTACTTAGGCACACATGGTAGTAAAATACAGAACTACACTACGGATCCTGATAATCCGAATACGGGAGAAGTGTGGTACAACGATACGTCTAATGCGTTAAAGTTTCAATATCCAAATACAACGACAGCTGGTTCGTGGAGAACTGGCAATAATTTTAATTCAACTGGATCTTCTGGTAGAGGAGATGGTACACAAGGAACTCAAGATGCAGCATTAGCTACAGCAGGTAATAACGGTGGATATTTTGCAAATGTTGAATCTTATAATGGAACAAGTTGGGCTGAAGTAAATGATGTAAATACACAAAGAGCATTTATGGGTAAATTTGGACTTAATCCAGCAACTGTAATTGCAGGAGGATATAATGGCTCAGCAAATGTAGGTACCACTGAATATTATAATGGAACTAATTGGGCTACAGTTAACCCTTTAAACGCTGGAAGAAACGCTCTTTCAGCAGCAGGAGATTATACAGCAGCAATTGTTTTTGGTGGTTCACCTGCTCCAGCAGGAGGAACAGAAGTATGGAATGGAACAAATTGGGCAGAAGTTGCAGATTTAAATTCAAAAAGATATGCTTTAGGGGGTGCTGGAACTAGCACAGAAGCATTAGCTTTTGGAGGATCGCCAGAACCAGGGGGTGTAGCTCTTACAGAAGCCTGGAATGGATCTAGTTGGACAGAAGTTAACGATTTAAACACTGCAAGAGTATATCTTGGAGGTTTCGGACCTAGTGCACCATCTGCAATAGCTATGGGTGGTTTAGTTGGTTCAACTTATCAATCTAAAACAGAATTATACAATGGAACAAATTGGGCTGAACAAAATGATTTAAGCACTGCAAGGTTTCAAGTAAGTGGTGGTGGATCTAGCACTGCTGGATTAGCTTATGGTGGAGCAATTCCTGGAGGAAAAACTCAAGCAACAGAAGAATGGACAGGTGCAGGTGCTGCGGTCGGTGCTTGGTCTACAGGTAATGTTATGAATTTAGGTAGAAGAACATTAGCAGGTGCAGGTATACAAACAGCAGCATTAGCATTTGGTGGAGATGATAATTCAGGTCCAACTCGTGTAGCTAACACAGAAAAATACAATGGAACTACTTGGACTGAAGTTAATGATTTACAAACTGCAAGATCAAGACTAGCAGGAGTTGGCACTCAAACTTATGCTCTAGCTTTTGGAGGAGAAGATCCAGGTGATAATCTTACAGGAAAAACTGAGACATGGAATGGAACTAATTGGTCTGAAACAGCAGATTTAACTACTGTAAGAAAAAGATTAGGAGGCGCAGGAACTTATACATCTGCATTAGCTTTTGGTGGAACTCCTGGAGCTAAAAATGAAACAGAATCATGGAATGGAACAAGTTGGACTGAAATGAACAATTTAAACACTGCAAGACAAGGACCTGGATCAGCTGGTACTGATAAGACATCTGCATTAGCTTTTGGAGGGTATTCAGCAACAAATTACACTGCAGTTACAGAGTCTTGGAATGGTACTAATTGGACTGAAGTAAATGATTTAAACACTGCACGGTATTCACTTGGAGGATCTGGAACAGTTTCAGCAGCATTAGCTTTTGGTGGAGAAGTGTCTCCTCCTACAGGAAAAACAGAAGAATGGAATGGTGTTAGTTGGGTAGAAGTTGCAGATCTATCTGTAGCAAGAGCAGGCTTGGGTGGCTGTGGAACTCCAAGTGCTTCACTAGCTTTTGCAGGAGCGGCGGGCGCTGAAAATATGACAGAAGAGTGGAGTGGTTCATCAAACGTAACTAAAACAATAACCACGGATTAATTATGGCAACATACAAAGAAATTAAAGGAACACAAATTGAAGTGGTAGCATCAGACCCATCGAATCCTGTTGAAGGACAAGTTTGGTATAACTCAACATCTAATGTTTTAAAAGGTTCAATACGTACTGCTGCTGGAGCTTGGGCTACTGCTAATAGTAGAAATGCTGCGATGAGACATTTTTTTGGTACAGGAAATGTGCCAACAACTATAACTGCTGGTGGACAAAGTACTCCTGGTGCTCAAAGTGGTGTTACAGAAATTTTTGATGGAACAAGTTGGGCTGAAGTAAGTGATTTAAATACGGCAAGAGCGTATGCTGGTATGTCTGGAGACAGCACAGCAGCTATAGCTACTGGAGGACAAGCTCCTGGCAGTGGAGCTAAAACAGAATTATGGAACGGATCAGGTTGGAGTAATGTAAACAATTTAAATACTGCTAGATTTAGTGCAACTGGTGCAGGGACCTCAACATCTGCATTAGCTATTGGTGGAGTTGTATCACCACCTTATGTTGCTAACACAGAACAATGGAACGGAACTTGTTGGACAGAAGTAAACGATTTAAATACTGCAAGATCAAAAGCATCATCTCAAGGTGTTGTTACAGCAGCTGTAGTTGCTGGAGGAGAACCTCCTCCTGGAAGTGGTACTACCGCTGTTACGGAAAAATGGAACGGAACTTGTTGGGCAACAGTTAATAGTTTAAATACTCCAAGAGCTTCATCAGGAAGTACAGCTGGAAGTGATTACACTTCATTTTTAGTATTTGGAGGAAGTCCCCCTACTACAGCAAAAACAGAAGAATGGAATGGAACAAACTGGACAGAGGTAGCAGATTTAGCAACTGCAAGATTAGCTTTAGGTGGCTCAGGGTCAGGATCAACTTCTGCATTAGCATTTGGAGGAACTCCCCCAGATAATGTTACAACAACAGAACAATGGTCAGGTGCAGGTTCAGTTCAAACAAAAACATTTACCGACTCATAAGACTTGTAATATATTTTAGTTAGTATATATAAGAAAGAAACATAAAGGATAAAGCTATGAAAAAAGACGTCAAAGAAGTTATACAAGGTGAAGAACCACATTTAAATAATTTATTAACACAAGAAGATCTATCATCGTTTAAAGGTATGGTAGACGAGCTTAGAGACACTTGGACCAAGAAACAAATGTTTCGAACAGAAACAGAAGCAAGGTTTTCTGTGTTACAAGATAATAGATATCCAACCAAAGCATCAAAGTATTGGCAGTGTGTAAGAGAACAGTCATCGTACTTAGACAACTTAATGACACTATCGTTCGACTATAGAAGAAACGAAGCAAAGATTAAATGGTTAGAAGGTAAAGTTAAAAAAGAAGAAGATGAATATAAACAAACTAAATATAAAATAGATTTAGACGAAGCTATATTTTCAAAAGCTTCTATGGAAAAAGTTGCAAGACATAGAATGAGAGAAATTAAAATGTGGTCTGGATTAAAGAAAGAATTTAATGATGGATCATTTAATGACAAAGATGTTAACCAACATCAACTAGAGTCATATGGATTACAATATCATGAGAAAGCAAAAACTTTAAATGCTAACTCATCTGAGTCTGAAATATTTAATGTAATGGGTCAATTACAATCGTTACAAAGAATTAAAAAATCTGGTGAATTAGAAAACAGTTACAAAGAAAGAGAAAAACTAGAACAACATGGAAAACCTAAAGTTTGATTTTGTATTTTTGGGTCAGTCTGTTTTAAAGTATCAAGTACCGCTTGATATATTTACAACGATTAATCAAATATACGAACAAAATTTTCATAACCTTGTACCAGCTAATGGTCAGTTAGTAGGTAAGATAGAAAATGAACACTCGTTATTTTATCACGGTGAAGATCAAACTAAAATGCAAAACCATAACATGTTGCCTCAAAATGTTACAAATTATTTCATGACTGTATTTAAACACTATCTAGCATTTAATAAAATTAAAGATTACGAAACGCATTTAAATTCTATATGGGTTAATGAAATGAAACAACACGAATACAACCCTGCACATGTTCATAGAGGTATGTTGTTTACAGGTTTATCAAGTGTAATGATTTTAAAACTGCCTTCTACTTATGGTAAAGAATATTCAGCAGAACACATACAACAGAACGGTAAATTACAGATATTAGGAGCTAGTAATGGTCAGTTTGCTAAAATAGATTATCAACCACCAATGGACCTTAGAGATTTTTATATTTTTCCATATGATATGAGACACTGTGTGTACCCGTTTAATGGAACTAATGAGACTAGACGAACTCTTGCTGCAAACTGTGATGTACAGTTTGATCCAATTAGAAACCGAGGAGCTACGTAATGGATAAACAATATTACATAGATAATCATATAGGGTTATTTAAAAACTTTATGCCTAATGAATTGATAGATAATTATTTAAATTATTTTAATAAGTGCGAGCAACAGGGTGCAGTTTATCCAAGGCAAGTAGATGAAATGTTAGTAGCTGATAATGCAATCGATACTATTAAAGATACTAATGTTTCCATGACTTACAATAACAAACCTTTTATAGATATGTTTTTTAAAGATGTATATCCTTTGTATGTTCAAAAATATTCTTTTTTAAAAAAATTAGCAACACATAATATACTTGAGGTTAAAATACAAAAAACTAAAGTTGGAGAAGGTTATCATATGTGGCATTGTGAAAATGCTGAAATGAAAGCAAGAAATAGAATATTAGCTTTTAGTGTTTATCTTAATGATGTTGCAGAAGGTGGAGAGACAGAATTTTTATATCAAAAGTGTAGATTTAAACCTGAAAAAAATACTATGTTAGTTTGGCCTTCACAATTTACACACGTACACAGAGGTAACCCTCCTCTGTCGAATGACAAATATATAATAACGGGATGGGTAGAATACGGATATTAATATGATAACAGAACCACGATGGAAATCTTATATAGTTGAAACAACAACACCAATCTTTACACCTAAACAATGTCAAATGATTATTGAAGCAGGTAGAAGCGAACCTAAACAAGACGCGTACGTTGGAAATGATAAAGGTATTAAAGGTGGGAAGATAGATACTAAAGCTAGAACTTCACACATTAGTTGGATACCATTTAAAAAAATGGGTGACATGTATAAAGATATAGAAAAAATTATGAAGACGACTAATGGTAATCATTTTGGTTTTGATGGAATGACAATCACAGAGATGGCACAATACACAGAATACCCAGAAGGAGGATTTTATGATTGGCATGTAGATAATGATGTTAACTGTCAACACGAACCACCTGTTAGAAAAATATCTATGACTTGTTTATTATCGCCTGAGTCAGAGTTTGAAGGTGGGGATTTAGAATTAATGTCAGAAGGTAAAGTTGCAAAAATAAAACAAGGACACGCAGTATTTTTTGCATCGTTTATAAGACACAGAGTTAAACCTGTAATACGTGGCAACAGAAAATCTTTAGTTATGTGGTTTGGAGGCACACCATTTAAATAATGCATAGAGATTTACATTTTCCAACGCCTGTTTATATTGCAGATATAGAACACCCAACTCTTAATCAAGAGTTAGAACAAGATATTGTAGCTTGGTCTAAACAAGATAAAGGTGTTGTAAGAACTAATGTGCAAGGTTGGCACTCAACAACAGACATGCATGAAAAACCACAATTTAAAAAATTAGTTAATATGTTATATGCTTGTCAAAAAACTATTTATGATCAAGAACATTTAGATAGTGAACCTATACTAGGTAACATGTGGGCTAACATTAATCCACCAGGTGGAATGAATAGAGCACACCAACATCCAAACTCATTATGGTCTGGTGTATATTATATTAAAGCCCCTAAAAACTGTGGTGATTTAAAAATAGATGATCCAAGAGCTTCAGCTGCAATGTTAAGGCCTAGACAAAAAGAAGGAGAAAAACCTGCAAGACTATTTAGAGAGACACATTACGAACCTATTGCAGGAAGATGTATTATGTTTCCATCATGGTTAATGCATTGTGTTGATCCTAACAATTCTAATGATATAAGAATATCAGTATCTTTTAATTTTTTACAAAAGTGTATGGTGGTATGATAATTCACAAAGATCAAATAGTGTTTAGAGAAGAGCATTTACAAACTGAAGAAGGAAAAATGCGTCAAACAAAAAACGAAAGATGGAAAAAATTAAAAATAGATATAGAAAAAAATGGTATAATTAATCCATTAATATGCACCGAAAAAGATGGTAAATATAGATTGTGCATGGGAATGAGAAGATTTATTGCAGGTTGTATACTTGGCATAGAAAATTATAAAATAGAAATAGTACCTAATGAAGAAGTAGATACTCTTATAAATGCTACAAGTAAATATCAAACAAAACATAAAGATGGAACAGACATTTCAACATAAAAAATATCAAGTAATTAAAAATGCTGTATCTTACGATCTAGCTAACTTTATATTAAACTACTTTTTACTTAAAAGAGATGCAGTAGGTTATATGTATGAACATAACATACACTCACAGTCTCCGATTCTTGGAACATGGACCGATAAACAAATACCTAATACTTACTCATGTTATGCTGATTTTGCTATGGAAACACTTATGGTTAAAATGTTACCAGTAATGAAAAAACATACAGGACTAGATCTAATACCAACATATTCCTATGCTAGAGCCTATAAAAAAGGTGATG